AACGGTAGCTGCCGACCGAACCTATGCACTCGCTAGTGCTATTGAAGGTGCGGCTTTTCTCAAACTGCAAGGCGACAATGCAGGAACAGTGGACTTACATTTAATCTCTTCCTAGAAGGAACCCTTTGATGAGTGGACATAACATTCTTCAACAACTGGCACGTGAGCCAGAAATGCAGATCGTCGATCCAGGCAACGGTGGAACGATTCCCGTAGACCGAACACTCGGTATTTGCAACTTAGTTAGTGCTGGCTCTGAAACCAGAAAAATTGCTTCACCAGAACGAGCTGGGATCATTCTCGCCCTGTGTTGTAAAACACACGGTGGCAACATCGCAGTGACTGGTGTCGGTAGTGAAATTCTCAATTCAGGAAACGGTTCCGAAACAACTGCAACTTTGAATGCTGCTGGCGACTTGGTTGTGTTGATGAGCATTGAAAAAGGCTCCGACATTATTTGGTCACCCGTTGGTAATAGCGGAGTGGCAATGACCTAATGGCGAGACTCCTGACACGGTTTGATTTGCCGTGGCCAGTCAAAGGACTCGTCGAATCAACCGGCTATGAAACACAGCCTAAAGGAACGACCGTCGATTGTCAGAATGTTCGTGCATATGACCCAGGAACTGGCCGCTCTCGTGGTGGGCAAAGAGCTGGACTGACTAAGTACGCTAGTGCTCGGACAGCGGACGGAAAAGTTCAGGACATTAGTCAGGTAGTAGCTCGTGACACACCAGGCTCTCAAGCAGAGGTTGGTGCTACAACTGTTACGACCTACGCCGTGACTAATGGGACTGTGGCTAAGGTAACGACTTCGGGATTCACTACTGCTACTAACGGCAGTAGTGCATTGTCGTCGAGTGTGCCTGCTATCTTTTCGGCTGAGCTGTTCGGTGTGGTTTACTTTGCTGATGGTGCGTCTACTAAACAGTGGACAGCTTCCACCAACACAGTTGCCACATGGTCAGCTTCTTCAGGTTCTCTGCCGATTGACAGTTCGAACGAACCTCGTCTGATTGAGACGTGGCGTGGTCGCATTGTTTGCAGTGGTGTTAGCACTGATCCGCACAACTGGTACATGAGTGCTGTGGGTGATGCTCGCAACTGGAACTACAGTCCGTCAACGCCTACTGCGACCATGGCCGTGGCTGGAAACAACGCTGATGCCGGAAAGAGTCCAGACATTATCAATGCGATGTGTCCGTACAATGACGACATCCTTCTGTTCTTTGGCGACCATAGCATCTATCAGATGACTGGTGATCCGGCTGAAGGTGGTCGTCTTGACCTTATCTCGGACAATATCGGTGCTCCATTCGGCAGACCCTACTGTAAAAGCCCAGAAGGAATCGTTTACTTCTTCGGCTCTCGTGGTGGTGTGTATCAGATGCAGCCTGGTTCTCCTCCGCAGAACATTACTGAGAACGCCATTCAGGAACGCATGAACACCTACAACGCCAACACCACGTTGGTGCGCATGGTGTGGTCTGACCGTGAGCGTGGCTTCTATGTGTTCTTAACACCGCTTGGTGGTGGAGCGACAACCAACTATTACTACGACACTCGTAATCAGAGTTGGTGGCCAGATAAGTTCGGAAACAACGACCACAATCCCATCAGTGTTCACACCTTTGACGGTGACGCTGCTGCCGACAGAACTGTGTTGATGGGCGGTCAGGACGGATACGTTCGTCGCTTCGACTATGACACGCCAAGCACGACGGATGATTCAACAGCAATTGATTCATACGTCAAACTTGGGCCAATCAACTTACAGAACCGCCCGAAGATCATGCTCACAGAGATCAAGGCAGCACTAGGTACAGGATCGAACGATGTCGCACTTAATGTTTACACCGGAGAAACAGCCGAAGCTGCTGCTGCTTCTAGCACTTCTCAGCTGGCTGCTACTGTGTCTGCTGGTCGCAATAAAAGCGAACGACGAAGAGCGGTTGGTCATGACATGTTTATCAAGTTACAGAACAACACAAACAGCCAGTCATGGAGCTACGAGTTTCTTGGAGTAGAACTCAACAGCTTCGACGGCCCAATTGCGAGGCAATGGTAATGAGTGGATTAATCGGTGGATTGAATCGTGGGCCAAAGTTCCCACCAAGAGCAAGACGAGCAAATGCACGTCTGGCTCTTACTGACGCTGCACAAATCACGGTCAACGGTGCGGTAGCAATACCCGTTGTGACAAGTGATGAAACAGATTCAACGGATTTGAATGTAAGTCCGGCTGACGGTGAGATCGTGTTGTTGTTTGGTGGAGGCTCAACTGCAAAGTTGTGCGTTGCCTACAACGGAAACTGGTACGAAGAGAGCCTTACTCAGATGAGTTAATGATATGAGTGCAACAAGATGGATGGGCCCAAGGACTAATCCAAGTGGTTATCCAGGCCAAGTATCGGGCAAACATCAAGCACCTGTTGGTGGTTTCGGTGCGCCTCAAACACCTGCTGGTGGCTTCGGAATGCCACAGCAGCCTAATCCTGTTAATCCTGTGTCGCCTGGAATGCCTGGCACACAAGGTGGAGGCGGTACGAGCATAGACACTGGTGGTCTTCCTTCTAATCCAGGCGGCGGCTTTGGAGGGCCAGCACCTGCTCCACCACAGCCGATGCCACCTGTGAGCAACACCTACAACACGTCACGAACCTACAACACAACAAACCGAACTAACCAAATGTTCAACCAAAGCAAAAACACAACGAATGTTGACAACTCGATGACCACGCAGGGTCAGAGAATGCAACGCAAAACTAAAGCACAGTTGAATCCTTTCCAAGCCATCAACCCACAGATGGAACAGAAGATGATCGGTGATCCTTCTAACCCAATCAGTCAACTTAAAATCATGCGAGGCCGCTAATGGCTACCGGACCGAATCAAAAGAATCCGTCACGAGGTGGTGGTAAAAACAACGAATCGGAAGAACAGAAAACACCATTCGCTCAGTCGTTGATTGAACGTGTGATGGGTTTGTTCGAAGACGCTCGTCAAGCAGGAAACGCTGCCAACGAAGCTCGTTACGGGCAGATACTCTCTCTGTATGACCGTCTGACCGATGAACAGAAGGGCGATCTAGACACACTAAATTCAAAGCACTCTGACTTAGCTGAAAACATGGCTAACATGAGTGGCGATGTGTTGAGCAACATGAAGGGTGTTGCTGACGGTACGATCAAAGACGTTCTTACCGGTGGCGAAGGACGAGTTGGTGATGTGTCTGATCGCTACAGAGCTGATGAATCTCGCTTAGGTCAACTTGCACAACAGGCTGAAGGACGTGTTGGTGAGTTAGGTGATGCAGCTAGACAACGTGCTGAAGGTCGTGGTGAACGAGTTTCCGGCCAGCTTGGTGAAATGGGACAAGCTGCTCGTGAAGGTGTAACAGGTCGTGGCGAGCAAAGCATTCAGGATTTGCAAAACAGGTTTCAGCAGGCTACTCAAGATACCGCACAAACAAACCGTGAAGGTCGTGGCCAGATTCAACAGGGCTTCGAAGGACTTGGGCAAGCTGATGCTGCAAGACGAGCTGCCGCTAGAGGCGAGGTAGGTCAAGACTTTGCCGGACAGGAAGCTGCTGCCGGAGATCGCTTTGGCCAGGCACGACAAGACATCGGCCAAGATACCGCTGCTGGTGTGTCTGATACAGGCCAGCGATTCGCAGGTGGTCGTGAAGATGTGCGTGGAGAGTTTGGACAAGCACGACAGGCAGCTCAGGGAATCTCCGCAGGTGCAGAACAACGTGCTGGCCAACTCGGCCAACAGACACTTCAGGACTTGTCAGCCAGAGCTGAAGGTCGATTAGGCCAGCTCGGACAGGGCTACTCGGAACTAGGACAACAAGCCACCGGCCAAGCAGCAGCTACTGGTCAGGATATCGGTGGACGCTTTGACGCGCTCCGTGGTGAAACAGCTCAGGGAATTCAAGAAGCAATTGATCAAACCGGCGGAGACTTTAGTGCTGGACGTGCTGATGTAACTGGTGGATTTCAGGGCGCACAAGCTGAACGTGCTGGACGTTACGATGCCAGAACTCAGCAAGGTCTGAACATGTACGATCAGATGGGTCAAGCATCCATGGATCGCATCAACCGGCAGTTCGACGAACAGATTGAACGAACCGTTGGTCAGATGGAGCAGAGTCTTGTGTCCCGTGGTTTAGATAGCACGACGATCCGTGGCCAAATAGACAGAGCTAGATCGGACATCGAACGCAATCGCCAAGAAGCTATCGGGCAAGTCGATTCACAGGTTCGTCAACAGAAGGCAGGAGCGTTCGAACGGTTCACTTCGCAGGGCATGTCAGCCCAAGATGCAATGCAAGCCTCTGGTTTATCAGCTGGTGCTCAGATGACTGGTCAGCAACTTGCTGCACAGC